AGACAGGGACGAACCGGCGCGATGCGCGGCCTCTTCAGCTTCGCATTGCGCTTTGGCGCGCGTCTGTGGCAGTCAGCAGGCGTGGCGAGCGCGAATCGCGTGCCACCGCATCCCCGGCGTTTTCCCCGATGATCGACAGCCTTCCCAAGTTCTTGGGCATGCCTTCGGCGCACCTGCGCTGCCAATCATCATCGGGTGACGACAGCAACCTCCCCCCTTGCCCTTTGCGCGGCCCAGGCCCTTCCCGCCGAACCGGCTGATGACGGCACCGAATGGCTGCACCTGCTACCCGGTGGCGGCAGGGTGGAGACGCAGGACGGGCGCGGGCCCTACACGGTGCCCAGCTACGACGCGATCGTAACCGCCTTCCAGGCGGCGGGCCACCAGCCGCTGGTAGTCGACGAATGCCACGCGACCGATCTTGCCGCACCGAATGGCGGCGCAGCTCCGGCGCGCGGATGGATCGTGGCGCTTGAAGCGCGCGAAGACGGCATCTGGGGCAAGGTCGAATGGAACTCCGCCGGCCGCCAGCTGCGGCAGGACAAGGCCTATCGCGGCATTTCGCCCGCCATCCTTCACGACAAGGCGAAGCGCGTCCTCGGGATCGCGCGCGCCAGCCTGATCAACCTACCGAACCTGAAGGGGCTGACCGCCCTGCACCAAGAGGAAGTGTCAATGGACTGGAAAAAGATGCTGATCGAGGCCCTCGGCCTCGAGGCAGATGCTGACGACGAGGCCATCAAGGCCGCTGTCGAGAAGAAGCTCGGCATGGGCGAGGAGGCGAAGCCGACCGAAGAGGCACTTCAGTCTGCGCTTCAGGCGCAGGCCAAGCCGATCGCTGCCGCGCTCGGCCTGAAGTCCAACGCTTCGAGCGAGGCGATCGTTACCGCGATCGGCCAGCTGAAGTCGGGCGATGACGACGTGGTTGCCGCGCTGCAGTCCGAGCTGACCAGTGTCAGCACGCAACTCACCGCGCTGCAGTCCGAACGTGCGGGCGAAAAGTCGGCTGCAGTGATCGACCAGGCAATCCGCGAGGGCCGCGTGGGCGTGAAGGCCAAGCGCGAAGAGTACCTGGCGATGCACCAGGAGAACCCGACGCGCACCGAAGCGATCATTTCCGCCTTGCCAGCAGTCGCTTCGCTGGCGCTGCAGCATCGCGAGCAGCCGCAACGCTCGGCCGACGAGCTGAGCGAAGGCGACACCAGCGTGATCGCGCTGATGGGCATCGACGCCGACAAGTTCAAGGAAACCCGCGCCGCAGAGCTCGGCGCAAAGGAGGCTAGCTGACATGGCCCTTTCTGCAGATCGCAACACCCCGCGCGCCGAAGGCGCCATTCTCCGCAGCCCCGCAGCCGCCAGCCTGATCTACGCCGGCGCGCTCGTGATGCGTAACGCCGCCGGCTACATCACCAAGGGCGCGGCCGCGACCGGCAGCGTCGGGGTTGGCGTCGCCCAAGAGCGGGTCGACAACTCGGGCGGTTCGGCCGGCGACCTTTCGGTCAACGTCCGCCCTGGCGTCTTCCGCTTCAAGAACTCCGCTTCCTCCGACGCGATCACGATCGCCGAGATCGGAGACGTCTGCTTCATCGTCGACGACGAGACGGTCGCCAAGACCGATGGAAGCGGTGCCCGCTCCCCCGCCGGCTTCGTCGCCGACATCGACGACCAGGGCGTCTGGGTGCGCTTCGATGAGGCGCTGACCCGCGTCTACGTCGAAGGCATCGCCGAGCCCGCGGCCTGATCCCGCCTGACCAAGGAAACCCACGCACATGATCATCAACAGCGCAAACCTCGCCTCGGTTCGCACCGGCTTCAGCACGGCCTTCAAGAAGGGCCTCGGCCAGACCAGCTCGCTCTACACGAAGATCGCAACGATCGTCCCATCGACGACCAAGGATCAAAAGTACGGCTGGCTGGGCAAGATCCCCAACGTCCGCGAGTGGATCGGCCCGCGCGCCGTCCAGAACCTCTCCGAGCACAGCTACGAGATCTCCGAGAAGAAGTGGGAGCTGACGATCGGTGTCGACCGCGACGACATCGAGACCGACAATATCGGCGTCTATGCTCCGCTTTTCGAAGAGATGGGCATGTCGACCGGCGCGAAGTGGGACGAACTGGTCTGGAGCCTTCTGGCCGCTGGCTTCGCCACCGAATGCTACGACGGCCAGTACTACTTCGACACCGACCACCCTGTGCTCGACGAGGATGGCCAGCCCACCTCGGTAGCCAACACCGATGGCGGTTCGGGGACTCCGTGGTTCCTGGTCGACGCAAGTCGCGCGTTGAAGCCGCTGATCCTGCAGAAGCGCAAGGACTTCCAGTTCGTCGCCAAGGACAACCCGACCGACGACAATGTCTTCGACAACAACGAGTTCAAGTACGGCGCCGATGCACGCGCGAACGTGGGCTTCGGCTTCTGGCAGTTCGCCTGGGGATCGAAGCAGACGCTGGACGCTGCGCATTACAGCACCGCCCGCGCGGGGCTGATGGGCATGAAGGGCGATTATGGTCGCCCGCTCGGCCTGCTTGCCGGTGCGCAGAAGCCGCTGCTGATCGTGCCGCCTGCGCTCGAAAGCGCCGGTCGCAAGCTGCTCAACAGCGAATACGCCAGCGGTGGCGAGACCAACGAGTGGAAGGACACGGCCGAGCTGCTGGTCGTTCCCTGGCTCGCGTAACGCGCCCCATCCGATTTCAAGCAAGAGAAGGACGAAGACAATGAAAAGCATTTTGGTGGGTCTGGGTGCAATCGCCCTCGTAACCGTCGCTGCGATCGCTGCGGCACCCCTCGTTTCCGAACTGGCGTCGGCTCCTTTCCTGGTCGGTGCGGCTGTTGCCATCGGTGCGGCGTTCGCGCTGTTCGCTCCCGAACCCTTCATCCTGAACAACCGCCACCCGCGCTCGATCTTCGAGACGCGCCGGGCCGGTCTCGCCTGAGGCACAGCATCTCGCGATGAAACGAAAGCCCGCCGTCCAAGTGGCGGCGGGCTTTCGCAAGGGCCGGTCCGCTGGCCTTTCCGAAAGACCCGAAAGGAGCCCCAGCATGACCGAGAAGACACTGACCGACGTCGACGGGATCGGCGCGAAGACCGCCAAGGCACTGAAGGCCGCAGGCATTGCCGATATCGCCGCGCTCGCGGCTGTGGACACCGCCAACCCGCCCGAGCTGAAAGGCTTCAACGGCACTCCCGCGTGGTGGGACTGGGCGGCCGCCGCGAAGACGCTGCTTCCATCCGAGGCCGAGGCGGCGACCGGGCCGTCCGCGACTAGCGAAGACACGCCTGCGCCGGACCTTCCGCAGGAGGCCGCACCACTTACGCCGGAAGCGGCGTCGGTGATCGCCAGCGCCGAGGCAACGCCCGAGGAGCAGAAGGAAGGCGCAGGCCAGCCGCACCCGGCGGGCTCCGCGCCGAACAGCGAGGATCCCTACGACGGCCCGGTTTTGGTCGTGACCGGGCCCAAGGGCGGCTTCCGCCGTGCTGGCTTCAGCTTCGATGCCACGCCGCGCGAGCTGACGCCCGCCGACTTCGGTCCGGCCGACCCCGGCGAAGAGATCGAAGCTGCTCGCCGCTTCCTCGCGATCTACCGCGAGCCACGGCTCGACGTGACGCTGCGCCACCCCGACGGGTCGCTGATCGAGATCGATCCGGCAGCGGTTGAGGCGGTCGAAGCAGCGCTGAGCACTGCAAACTCCGAGGAAGAGATCAGGCAAGCCGTTGCCAGCCTGAGCGTGGCGATGGCGGGCGAGCGGACCGCCTGATCCATGTCCTACGTCGATCTCGACCAGCTGACCGATCGGTACGGGGAGGCCCTGCTGGTCGACCTGACCGATCGTGCAACCCCGGCGACGGGCGAGATCGATGCGGACGTCGTCGCGCGCGCGATCGCCGATACCAAGGCGGTGATCGATGGCCACCTGGCAGGTCGTTACAAGCTGCCACTGGCAGAGACGCCGCAGCTGGTCGTCGATCTCGCGCTGCAGATCGCGATCTACAAGCTCCACCGCTTCACCCCGAACGACAAGATCAAGGACGATTACAAGGCCGCGATGGGGCTTCTGGCCAAGATCGCAAGCGGCACCGTGCGGCTCGATGTCGAAGGGGTCGAACCGGCCTCGAGCGGATCGAGCGGCGTCCAGACCAACGACCGGGAGCGGCCATTCACCAATGACAACCTGAAGGGCTTCATATGATCCACACCGAAGCCGTCAGAACCCGGATCGAAGAGGCTATTCCAGATCTCGCCGGCCGCATGAAGTTCGCCGCCGAGTGGGCCAAGGTGATCGAGAGCGGGCAGCTGCCGCAAGCGGACCTGGCTGGCTTCGTCCTGCCGGGTTTCCTGCGGGGCGGAGTGGCGCGTGCGATGACCGGAGCCTTCATCCAGGAGCTCGAATCCATGGTAAGCGTGGTGCTGTGCAAGCGCGTGTCGGGCGATCCGACCGGCAGCAAGGCCATCGACGAAATGAAGACCTTCGCGGAGCACGCGATCAAGGCGATCGCGGGCTGGGAGCCACCGGTGGCCGAGGGCGAAGCCGAGCCGATCGGCGTGTTCGAGTTCGCCCAGGGCGAGCTGGTCGGGGCGGTCGACAGCACGCTCGTCTTCCAGCTCGATTTCCGTCTCAACGACCAGCTGAGGATTTTCCCCACATGAGCAAGCCCAAGAAGAGCGACGCCGCGCCCCCGCCCCCTCCCGCACCGACGGCGAGCCAGTCCGCCCCGGTCGAGCGCCCACGCAAGGGCGGCAGCTACGTGATCGGCAAGGAGGGCGGCACGCCCAAGCGCGTCGCGCACACCAGGCCTGCCGGCGAGGAGGAGAGCCCCGTTCAGGCGGAGACCCAGACCGCTGGCGATGGCGCCACCACCGACCAGGACCAGGAGGGCTAGATGGCCGACCCTATCAAGTGGAAGTCCAAGATCGTCCTCGCGAAGATCGAGAGCACTTACGGCACCGATCCCACGCCGACCGGCGAGGCCAATGCGATGCTGATGACCGATGTCGAGCTGCGGCCGATGGAAGGCCAGGACGTTTCGCGCAACCTCGAGCATCCGTGGCTGGGCGCGCAGGAATCGATCCCCGCGGGCCTCTATTGCACGCTGACCGGCTCTATCGAGCTGCAGGGATCGGGCACGGCGGGCGTTGCCCCGGCCTACGGCCCGCTGCTGCGCGCCTGCGGCGCGGCCGAGACCATCGTCGCCGACACCAGCGTCACCTACAACCCGGTGAGCGACGATCACGAAAGCGTGGCGCTTTACTTCCAGATCGGGCCTACGCTGCACAAGCTGCTCGGCTGCCGGGGCACGGCAACCCAGACACTCAACGCGCAAGGCATCCCGGTGCTGCGCTACACCCTGATGGGCCTGTTCACGACGCCTGCCGACGGCACGCGGCCGACGCCGGACTATTCCGCTTTTCAGATCCCGAAGATCGCCACCAAGGCCAACACGCCCACCTTCACTTTGGGCGGGCAGGCGCTGGTGCTCAGCCAGTTCAGCTTCAACCTGGGCAACGACGTGCAGCAGCGGCTGCTGGTCGGCCGCGAGGAGATGCTGATCGTCGACAAGGCGGAGAGCATCGAGGCGCGGGTCGAGGCGGTGCCGCTGGCGACCTACAACCCATTCGCGATCTCGCAGGCGCGTACGCGGCAGGCGCTGGTGCTGGTCCACGGCACGCAGGCCGGCAACACGGTCACGCTGAATGCGCCGACCTGCGTGCTCGGCCGCCTGCCCAGCTACCAGCAGTCGCAGAACATCCTCGAATGGCCGCTGCCGATCACGCCGCTGCCCGACGAGGGCGACGACCAGTGGTCGCTCATCTTCACCTGATAACCGAAGTCTCGGGGGCAGCTGAGGGGCTCCCGAGGCACCCCTCAGAAAGGCCCCTCCCCCATGTTCAAGATTATCGAAGACGTCACCTTTACCCGCCCGATCACCGCTTATCGCCCCCAAGGCGAAGGGCAGGTGGAAGAGAAATTCACGGCGACCTTCCGAGTGATCCCGCCCGACGAGGCCGACGATTTCAACCTGCTGAGCACCGAAGGCGCGACCGAGTTCCTTAAGCGGGTGATCGTGCGACTGGACGATATCGGCGACGCGGAAGGCAAGCCGGTCGAATACACCGAAGGGGTTCGCGACCAGGTGTTCCGCCTGCCGTGGGCGCGCGGGCCGCTGGCGCGCACCTATTTCGAGGAAGTCCGGGGCGCGAAGGCGGGAAACTAGAGGCCGCAGCGCGCGCGATCGTCGGTGCTTCTCCGGGGTACGACGAGGCAGCGGAGGACGCCCGCGCGCTGGGCTTGCCGGACGAGCTGGTCGCCGAGATCGAAGGCGCGGCCGAGTTGAGGCAGGAAGACGGGACGCTGGGAATATGGCCAGAGAACTGGGACATCGTGATGGCCTTCTGCGCCATCTCCAGCCAATGGCGGACCGAGGCGCTGGGGCGCGGCCGCGTGCTCTACGTCGGGCTCGACTACGCGGGTGTGCAGGTGGGCTTGTCGATGGCTGGCCTCTCGCTCGGTCCTGCGCAGTGGCAGGGCGTGCAGGTGATGGAAGCCGCCGCGATCGCCGCGCTCAACGAGTCGCGAGGGAGCTGACCCGATGACCCTGCGCACCGCCCTAATCGTCAGCGGAGACACCGAAAGCGCACAGCGGGCTGTCGGAGAGCTCAATGCCTCGATGGCGAAGGCCGAAGCGCAAGCCGAGGAAACGGGGCGCGAATGGACCAAGGCGTCGGTCGGTCTCGAACGGCTCGAGCGTGCACAAGAGCAGGCTGCGCGAGAAGGCATCTCGCTTAGCCAGGCACAGCAGCAGGCGGCCATGCAAGGGCGCGACTGGCGCGCCAGCATAGACCAGACGAGTGAGGCGTTGGTTCGCCAGCGCGCTCGGGGGCGAGAGAACGTCGTCTCACTCGGCGCTCAAAGGGCTGGGATGCAGCAGTTGGCATTCCAACTGGGTGATGTGGCGACAATGTTCTCAATGGGCGCGCGCCCTATGCAGATCTTCGCCAGCCAGGGCGGCCAGGTCGTCCAGGCAATCGGTCTCATGCGAGGCGGTGCAGGTGGCCTGATCGGCTTCCTCGGCGGGCCGTGGGGCATCGGGATCATGGCGGCGGTCACCGCGCTCACCCCTTTCATTTCAAAGCTGTTCGAAAGCGAAGATGCGATCGATGCGGTGGGCGAAAGCTTGCGCGGGATGGAGACCGACGCCGATCGCGCGGTGGCAGCTCTCCAGCGGCTCGACAGCCAGCGCCAGACCTCGCTCCAATCCGACATCGTGCTTGCCGAGTATGAGCTCACGAAACGGCGGGACAAGCTCAGCGAGCTGCAAGGTCGCCCCGAATTGCCGGAGGGCGGCGGGTTCGGCGACGAACGCTCGCGAGCACGTCGTGCTGCCATTGTGCGGCAACGCACTGAAGAAGAGCGGCAGCTCCAGTGGGACATTGTCGAACTGCAGGGTCGCATAAATATCGGACGAAATGCGGTACGCCGCATGGAAGCCGCCGAAGCTGGAACTGATACCAATCGAACTTCGTCTTCCCGCGCTCCATCATCAGGTACATCTGGAGGACGTTCGGGCGGCGTCCGTTCATCTGCTCCTCGCCTGTCGGAAGAAGCGCGCGCTCGTAAAGCAGCGAACGACAACACGCTCGAGTACATCGCCGGACTGCGCGAGGAGATTGAGGCGATCGGGCTCGACGAGAAGGCGCTGCGCCAGCTGGAGATCCAGCGCGCCAAGGAAAGTGCGGTCACCAGCGAGCAGGTCGCCACAATCGATGAGCTCAACCAGAAGCGCGAAAGGGCGATCGATCTGGAGGAGAGCCGCCAGCGCGCGAACACGCTGCGCGACGAGACCGAGGATATCAACGGTTCGATCGCCGCGCTGGAACGGGAAGCCCAGGCAATCGGCCTGGTGGGCTGGGAACGCGAGCGGCTGCTGATGGTGCTGGCCAACCAGGCACAGATGGATGCGCTGCTGGCCGATCTGGCGCGGGCAAAGGCCAGCGGTACGCAAGAGGAGGTCGCAGCGATCCGCGCGCAGATCGACGCGCTGCAGACGCGGAACTCCCTCGAAGTGCAGATGGGCGATGCAAGCGAGGTTCACCGCGCACAGAGCGAAGCCGCAGAGCGGACAGCCGGAAAGCTATCGCCATCTCGAACGATCGGCCGCCGGCGCGCTGGCCGAGATCACGCTTTATGGCGAAGATGCTTCGGATGTAATGAAGCGCCTCGCGCTGTCGATCGCGGATTCGGTGCTCCAGGCCAGCCTGCTGGGCGAAGGGCCGCTGGCAGGATTGTTCGGCGGTGGTGGCGCAGGCGGGCTTATCGGGGGATTGGTCAAATCGATCTTCGGCGGCGGCCGCGCGAGCGGTGGGCCGGTCTCGCCGGGCCAGTTCTACGCGGTCAACGAGCGGAGCACCGCGCCGGGGTTCTTCTTCCCCGTCGGCCCCGGCCGCATCGAGGCCCCTTCGAATGACAATCCAGCACGATCCGCAGGCAGCGCCAGCGCGTCCCCGATGTTCTTCGACATGCGCGGCGCGGTCATAACAGAGGATCTGCTGAAGCAGGTCAACGCGATCGCACAGAACACTGCCGGTGCGGCGGTGGCGCGATACGACCAGGCGCTGCCAGAACGGATCGAATCGCAGGTGGCGCGCTACCGATGATCTTCCAATGGCCTGCCAACCTCGTGCCTCAGGAGCTCGCGATCCTGCCACCAAGCAAGACCTCCGGGCTTTCCACGAGCCTGTCGGGCTTCACGCAGAGCGTCCCGGCGATCCGGCCGCCGTTCCGTATCAGGATGGAGTTCGGCAATCTCTTCGGCGCCGAGGTGCTTGCGTGGCGTTCGGCGATGGGCCTGTTCGAAGGGCGGACCAACATTGCGCGCATCCCGCTGTTCGACCTGTGGTTCCGCGCAAATGATCCGACGATTGGAGCGGGAGCGGTCACCCACTCGGATGGGTCGGCCTTTTCGGACGGTTCGCTCTACCTGCTCGACGATCTCGACGGGGTGACGGTGTCGGCCGTGCAGGGCCAGCGCAATATCACTGCCGACTTCGGCGACTATGGCGAGATCTTCCAGGCGGGGCTTTATCTGGGTCTCGGCGATCACACTTACCTCGCCACCGGGGTCTGGTGGGAAGGATCGGTCGCGACGATCCGCACCACGCCCACGATGCGCAAGACCTATGTCGACCAGCCGCTGAAGCTGCGCCCGTCGATGCGCGTGGGCCTGGTCGATGACAATGCAGGCGAGCTGACGCTGAAAACGGGGCGCTACGGCGGGCCGAGCCTCGAGCTGGTGGAGAGGTTCGATGAGCCTCTTTCCTGAGACGATCCGGCACTACCTTGCTGGCGGCAAGGTCGAAGCGGCCACACTGGTCTCGATGCACTTCGCCAGCGAGACGTGGCGGTTGTGGGGCGGGTTCGATGAGCTGGAGACGCTGGACGAGGCGAAGTGGAAGGCGCTTGGCGAATTCGGATCGATCTCGGGCATCGAGCAGGCAACCAACGGCAGTGCACCCGAGGCCACGATGACGCTGTCGGGCGTTTCGCCGGAGGTCATCAAGCTCGCCCGCGACGATTTTGCGACCGAGGCCCGCGGGCGCCTGGTCAGGGTGTGGATCCAGTTCTTCGGCGTCGACGATGAAGCGGACCCTGACAACCAGCGGTGCCTCGACAACCCTTACCCGATCTGGGCGGGGCGCATGCTGCGACCCGGCTTCACCTTCGATCGCGGCGAAGACGAGGCTCCGGACGAGGCGACTGTAAGCGTGACGCTGGAGAGCCTGTTCGTCGCGCGCAGCCGGCCCAATTTCGCGCTCTACACCGATAGCGACCAGCAGGCCCGCTTCCCGGGGGACAAGGGCTTCCAGTTCGTGCCCAGCTTGCGAAACAAGGTGCTGACATGGCCGGACTACTGATCGAGCCGATCCCGGTCGAGCGGACGCTCTCAGCCACGCTTCAGCGGTGGGCGGGCGAGCCTTTTCGGCTGCGGCATGCAAACTGCGCGTTCTCGGTGCTGGATTACGTCGAGGCGGTGGGCGGATGCCGTGCCGAACCCGATCCTCGCGCCCAATTCAATCCTGCGGCCGTCGTGCGGGCGAAGGGAACGCTCGAAGCGGCCTGCCGCGACGTGATGCGCGGCCTTGCCTGGTCGATCGTCGACGACGAGGCGCGCGGCGATGTCGGCCTGGTCGAGCTGCCCGATGGGCTGACAGCCTGCATCTGCGTGGCATCTCAGGTCGGCGACTCGCTGCCCACCTGGGTGGCGCGCGCGCCGCGCGGGTTCGTGCAACACCCTGCGAAGGCCGCACTCGCCTGGAGGTCGCCATGCCGCCGGCACTGACCCTTGCAACATCAATCCTCGCCGCCGTCGGCGCGAGCGCCACCGCCGGCGTGGTGGGGGCCTATGTGTTGGCGGCTGCGATCACTGTCGGTTTTTCGCTGGGGACCAACGCGCTGATTAATGCCGTGTTCGGCCCCTCGCATCCCGCGCCCAGCGATGGCCAGATCGTGACGAAGGAGAGCGTCGGTTCGCGCTTTCGCCACTACGGCATCATCCACACCAGCGGGCAGGAGACGTTCAAGGAGAGCCGAGATGGCATCCTTGCGCAGGTGCTGACGCTGGGCACCGGGCAAGAGCACGACGTGATCCAGCACCGGATCGACGACAAGCCGGTGACGCTGGACGCTGGCGGCTTCGTTACCCAGACCAGCTTCCACGGCGCGGTGAGCGTCCACACCCGATCGGGTTCGGACGACCAACTGGCGATCGGCGAGCTCACCACGGTGTTTCCGGAGTGGACCGCGGACCACCGGCAACGCGGCTGCGCGCACGTCGCGATCATTTCCCGCCCCGTCGATGCAGAGGACTTCAGCGAGGTCTATAACGGCCGCGAGCCAGCCTACACGCAGGTTCGCAAGGCGGTCGGCGTCTACGATCCGCGCAAGGACGACACGGCCCTGATCGGAACCGATGAAGCGGGCGATCCGGTTTATGGCGCGGGCGCAGTGCGTCTCGACAATCCGTCGACGTGGCCGTGGAGCGACAACTGGGCGCTGGTGACCGCCGACTACTTCGCCCACCCGGACGGCTTTGGTGGCGGCTTCGACCAGGTGAACTGGGCCAACATCGCGCAAGAAGCCGACGTGTGCGACCAGACGCTCACCACCGCCTCGGCCGAGACGATCGCGCGCTGGCGCCTTTGGGTTCGCTACAGCCTGGCACGGGAGAAGCGGGCGGACATCCTCGCCGCGATGCTCAAATGCGGCGACGGCTTTGCGTGGCAGGATGCCGAGGGCAAGTTCAACCTGATGTGCGGCCGCTGGATCGAGCCCGACCTCGTCATCACCGACGACCACATCATCTCCCTGTCCGCAGCCCAGGGGCCCGAGGCCTTTCAGGCGACGCGCGCGGTCAAGGTGCTCTACACCGAAGCCGCAGCCGGATACCGCGAGCAGGAGAGCTCGACGATCGGCTCGCTCGAGGCGGATGACGATGGCGAGCCGCAACAGGTCGAAGCCTTCTACGCCCCACACCACAACCAGGCGACGCGGATCGGCAAGCTCGTGCTGGCGGAACTCGACCCGGATCGGTGGCGGGTTAAGGCAGTGCTCAACCTGCTTGGCCTCGACACGCTGGGCCGCCGGTTCGCACGTTTCGAGAGCAAAAAGCTGGGCCTCGCCTTCTGGGTCAAGCTGGGCGCGCCGCGACTGGACCTCGTCAACCTGCTGGTCGAGGTCGGGATGACGCAGGTCGAACCGGGTGACTGGGATTTCGATGCGGAGACCGAGGAAGGTACGCCTCCGATCGCCGATGGCGGCGCGGGCAGAACCCCGTCGATCGAGGATATCGAGAATTTGGTGCTTACAGCCGTGTCGATCGGCCTAGGTGAAACGACCGGCGTGGCCATCACCGCAGCGTGGGATGCGACGGTGCGCGTCGGTCTGCTGTTCGATGCTGAGTACCGGGCAACAGGGAGCGAGACCTGGCTCCCGATGACGACCGATCGCGCGGGTGGCTTCGCGTATGCACAAAGCGGCCCCGTCACCAGCGGAATTGAGTACGAAGTGAGGGTTCGTGCAGTTTCGATTGCGGGCCGACCGGGTGCGTGGAGCGAGATCGAGACGATCACGCCAGTCGCAGAAGCGACGCTGGACGCCCCGACCTCGCTCTCGGCACTCGGGGGTGCGGGCTCGGCCGATATTTCCTTCTCGATGCCGAGCAGCTCGGCGGTCGATCACGTCAAGCTGTTCGGCAATGACAGCGACGACTTCGGCACCGCGACGCAGGTCGGTTCGGACATCGAGGCGGCACCAGGCGCGACCGTGACCCGCGAGGAGAGCGGGCTCTCGGCCGGGACGCGATTTTACTGGGCAAGAGCCTTCGACAACGAGGGGAACGGGGCGGCGTCGATCGCCGGGCCGGTCTCCGCAACGATCACTTAGGAGCAAGACGATGGGCGCGATCGCCGACAAGTTCAACGAGGTCTACCGGTCCCACAACACCGAGGGGGTGGCATCGAGCGGCCCCTACTCGCCGACCAAGCCGGAGATCCGAGCGATCGGTCCGATCATCGAGAGCGCGATCGCCAATGCGGGCCTCGGCGCGCTGGTCGAGGTGATCTACGCGACCAAGTCTGAGCTCGACGGCGATC